AATTTTTGAGCAGTAAATTCTTGAGCGGCGTTCATAAAAGCATCGATCTCATAAATTGTAGTTTGAATATCTTTTCTTGACGCTTTCGCGCCAAGAGGTCTTCCAGCGCCAGATTGTTTTGGAATAGCAGTTGGAGTCGATGCCGCGCCTTCTACCATTGGAACTCCACCAACAATAGGATTATAAAATCCTTTTTCTCTATCATCGACAAGTTTTTGCTGTGCTGAATCCATATCTTCAACATTTGGAAGTTTGCCATTATTGATAGATTCAATGCCCTGTTGCGGCGAAAGAATTCCAATTTCCATCAATCGTGTGATGGTTTTCATATATTGGGTTTCGTCCTTCAAATCGATTTCGCTAAACTTAGCTGTGGGCCAAGCTCTAAAACCTAAATCTTTTGAAATGCGAATAATTTCTGGCTGCAATATATCTTGCAGGAACGAATTTCTCGCTTCTTTTAATCTTTCCATGAAGAAGCTTATTTTTGCGCTTTGGCCGTTATACTTTTCATTGCCGAGCATAACGTTCATCAATCCTTCTTTAATATCTTCATTTAAGATTTCATATTTTTCTTTACCCACAACTTTTTTAAGATCAGGAATGACAAAATCAGCTTTTGTTGTATAATCGGAAACGAGAACGCGACCAACGCTTTCGTTCATAAATAAGTTTTGCATGGCCGACATGTTAGCTGGATTAATTCCGCCTTTGTCTGGCTCTGTACCCATAGTGATAAGCAAAATAACATTCTCGACTGTGCGAGCTATAGCTTGATCAATCCTTTTAAGTTCTATTTTTGCGTTAACATCTTCTAGTACAGGATAAGCGAATGGCACAGAAAATGGCTCATAATCTTGCTTTTTGTAAAATGAATAAATCAAATACTGTGGATCAAGTTTCATTTTAAGACCATCTCTAAAATACTCTTTGCTCTTGATCTGCTTTTGAACTTCTGGTGGAAAACCCTTGAGCAACTCTACATCTTCGTCGCTCTTTGGATTTTTTAATCTTTCCAGTTCATATTCCGATAAAACTTTTTCGTATACGGCTTCAGCAAAAGAACTTGATATTTTAGCCACAACTTCGTATGGATTAATCAAAATATAACGGAGAGGAACTTTATTATTTTTAATTCCATTTTCACTAAGGCCAGAAAGAAGCTTAAAATCTTCAGCGTTAAATTTGCCATCTATTCTGTATAAAAATATATTTCCACTGCGATAATATTCGCGGAAATACTGATCTTTCAGTTTCCATAGTTTAATCTTGTCAAACCATTTTTTGAAAAACTCGCGGCTGCGTTCAGTGCCGCCTTCAAGATAAATATCGGTATTGGCAAATTCTGTAGCTATATCAATTGTGTTGCGAACAATAGCAACATTAGCATAAGCTTTTTGACAAAGCATGATTGCATCGCGAATATCTACTCCGTCTTTTGTATATTCAAATGGCAAAAGACCTTGGCTTAACAACGAATAACGTCCAATGTTAACATCTGTGCCGTTTCTAGGGATTTTTGTTTTGCTTGAAGCTGAATTATCCCTTGTCCTTGTGTAGGACGCAGTAGAAACTTCCTTATAAAAAGGCTCGCCCATTAATTTTGGTTCGTAGGAAGCCTGAGAAACTTGAATCGGCTGAACTTTATTGAATCTTGTCCAGTATTCTGACTTTTTGTTGTATTGGCGGGCCATCGTTGTATATTAAAAATTACACCAAAAGTCTCAAAAGTACTTTTAATAACTTTTATCTAGCGAAAAATGGCACAAATGTAGAAGTTGTTTTTTCAACTTTTACCTCATTCATATCAAAATAAATTTTTGTCATCCAATTCCCGAGAACCAAACAGGCGTAACAGTCCTTTCTTGTTTTTTCCGCTCCGCTTTGTTTTTTTAATTCAACTGGCAAATCAAATGACTGATGTCCATTAGCGGTAGTTGTAGGAATGATAAGAGAACATTGCGCTTTGACTAATTCAATCATATCCGCCTGATGATCAACAAAGTCCACCATTCTAGCTTCAACGCCCTGACTATCTTCTTGATCTCTAATAAATTTAAGATTTTTAATTGGAATGTTTTTGCTTTTTTGCGTAGTAAAATCATTATCAACGGCCTCTGCCGCAAATAAAATTTTCCTGTGGTCAAAGTTTGACTGAAGCAACTCATTAGCATATCTTATCCAACCGCTAGTAGGCACGCGAAGATAGCAAATCTTATTTGTGCTTTTGTTATATGTCGCCCTAGCCTTTCTTAATTCATCTTGATAAGTTTCTGGAGTGTCAAAATCAGCCTCAAATGTTTTGATTTCCAATTTGCTTGTTTTAAAAAGCTCACTTTCGTTTGCAGCATTTATAAATTGTAAACCGCCGTTATAGTCACCGCACATAGCAACTATATTAAAACTGGTAAGAAGATAATGTAGATATTCAATGTGTTTGCGCAGATTAGTTCCAGAAAGCGCGTAATTATGCACTAAAATTCCTCTGCGATTGTTTTTATCAAGCTTAATAACATTCATTGCAAAATCGTCGGAAGATTCGTTTTCCGCCCAAGATGGGTCGAAGCTTAAAATATATTCGGCACTTTTTTCTCCAGCAGTTTCGATGCATTGCCCTTCTCCAACCTTTATTGTGCATTCGTGCATTTTACTTAACTTAAAATATCCAGATGAGTCATCGACAAATTGGGAGCCAAATTCTCTTTTAAATTGAGATTCTGACATTGTAGCCTTCGCTTGAGTTAATAAACTTTCATCATATAACCCATGAGGCGCGATATCGTAGCTAAAGTGTAAGATCGCCCTTGTTGCAGCGCCTTTGGGATTTTTTTCTGGCGTAACAATAAGATCTTCGTATTGCTTATAAAGCTTATACATATATTCGAACTGATAAGAAGCCGAAGAAAGAACAATAATTTTATTGTTTGGCCAAACAAATCTATCTTCTTCTTTCATCTCTCCACGCTTTATCAGTTCTGTTTCTAAATCGTAAACTTGTTTTCTTTCTGTTGGGTTTTGCACTACGGAAAGAAAGGGAATGATGACCTCATTGAATATGCGATCTGGCATCAGCAAAAATTCGTCGATCATCATGCGGTGGAAGCGAAAGCCGCGCAGCTTTTCTCCATCACCCAAAGGTAAACAGGTAATTTTGCTTCGACCAATTTCCATTGTCCATTCGTCAGAGCTTTTGGAAACTTTGGTTATGCACTGTTTTAAAAAAACCGCATTTGGTTTTTCTGATATTTCTTCTATCTTTCTAAAAATCATTTTCGCCTGACGAAAGGTTTTGCTAACAATGCCAATATGCACACCTTGATTTAATATCGCGTCGAGTGACGCAAATACAGCGCAAGTAAAGCTCTTAGACAAACCACGGCTCCAAACCATCATTGAGTAATCGGTTTCAAACATAGTTTTAATAGCCATGTGCTGAAATGGAAACAGCTTTACTCCACAAATAATTTCAGAAGAAAACGATATGTTCGACCGCAGGAATTTATATAACAGGATTTTTGCATCCCGCTCTTCAAGAAATCCTTTCTTTGATAAGATCTCCTCGTTTACGTTACGAAATGGGGAGTTTCTTTTTTGGTTTCCTTCGATCCAAGCCATGATGAGTCCTTGTCTAAAAAGTATTGAATGTCCACGTCCCAAAGAACGTTGCCAATTGCGGTCAATTTAGGAATTAAAATTTCGCTATTCGATCTGTTTCCAGAAAATATAAATTGGCAATACCCAGCAAACTCATGCTGCAACAATCTCATGTTGTGATATATAAATTTTAGATTAGCCTTATGAGGAGTAAAGTCATTATTGTTTTTTATGCGATCTAAAGATGATTCTACAACAATATATAAATAGCATTCCATGCTTTTGCATCTTTCAAGTTCGCGCCTAAATCTATCTAAGTTTTCTCCAACAAGAGTTCCTTTAAAATCAGATTCTGATTTACGATCAACAAATGTTTTTGTATAATGCGCTCCGCTTGCTGTATAATCCCCAAAATCTAACTTAACACTTTTTTGATTCTTGAATGTTAGCGGCTGCTGCTCTCTAGTATCTATAAAAATATTAACATTGGAATAATCTTCATAGAACTTTTTTGGCAGAGACCTCCTGAACATCGGATTTATTTTTAATTCGTCGCAGATTTTTGAATATGTTCCGAAATGTTTTTTATAAATGTCTATTGATGGCATCTCGCTGGTTTCTAATTCCAAGTGACAAGGAGCATATTTTAAATCTTTATTCTTTATTCTGTTGGCAAGCATCTTTTTAATTTGTTCCTTGACAGTTTCTGGCTTTTCTATTTCGCACCAGCGCAATAACTGCTCTCTATTCTCAAAATCTTTTTCGAAATATGATTCTTTATCTTTAAACGACAAAAGAGTTCCTGTAAGCAAATTTTTTCTCGAAAAATGTTTTATGTAATAGTCGCCAAGTGAAAGGTTATGCTTTTTTATATGAGTATGCAAAGACCTTTCTGTTTGGAAAACCTGCTCGCATTCTAAACATTTAGATTGCATCGTTTAATGATATTCCGAGAATACGAGCTTTCCATTCCACCATAGTTTCCATCTTTTTTGCCTCATCAGCAACAAGAGACTTTTGCATCTCTGCTATTTTTATCATATTGGCGCGCTCTTCTTCGTCTTGAAATAGTTGAACAATAGAAAGTATCGATGCGTTTTCCTTTTGTCTTGATGAAATTCTTTCTCTCCTATCGCCTTGAAGTTTTTTAATCAAACTTTCAACGCGACCTTCACATTGATGATACTCACTGCTTTTTGCCTTGATGATTTCCGCAAGGCGTATGCTCATTTCATTCTGCTCTTGAGTTTCTTCAAACATTTTATTAAGTTTATCCAAGTGTCTGGATATAGTTTCCAGATTTATTATTTCTTTGCAGACATTCATATATAGATTAACCTCATCTGCGGTAAGATCAGGCTTATCCCAAGTCATTCTTATAAACTCTTGCTCAAAAATATTGCGGTCATCTTCTGATGTATAACAATTAATAATTTTTTGAAAACGAGAATTCGCTAAATTAATAGACAACTTCTCAGCGCACATCTTTTGTTGTCTGGT